CAACGTGTACATCGATTACAAAAACCAGCTGCGCGCATACTCGAAGAAGCTGTTCGATCCATTCTGCAGGCGGCAGCGCCTCTTCGTCAGGGTCGACCCCGAGACGCACTCCATTTTGGACTACACCGAGACACAACCCGCGGTGATGACCGACGACATCATCGTCACCACGACGGGGCAGATGAACTTTTTCCGATGGGCCATTGAAAACAACGTGGCCAGTTACGTCCTGAAGAATCAAGAGGCTATAGAGGCCGACATGACTCACAGGTACGTGAAGGGCGCCCAGAAGAGGAAAAGGGAAATCATAAGCACTATAACCGGTATTAACCACAACCGCGTGAAAGGTGTAATCCGGTGGTGAGCGAATTATTACATTAATTAGATGCCTTCGAGACTTAAGAACAAACCCTTTTGGTAATTATACAACTGCACACAATACCAAACTACAAACGATGAACCTGTGCTCAGAAAACGGCCCGTCTGCGCGACTGATAGAGGACGTCGACCTGTGCAAGAATTTAAAGAGGAAGATAATTCAGGAGTGGCCCATGGTCAAGAACCCCGACAATTTCCCAGGACCTCAGCCGGTTTCACTGGAGAGGGAATACATCTGGAAGCTGAGTCACTACCCATACAGCGTGTGTGAGAAGACGGATGGTATGCGGTTCATGCTCGTCGCGGACATCATCAACGGGCAGTACGTCTGCGCGATGGTGGACAGAGCGTTCAGGTTTTACGAGGTCGACGTGCAAACCCAGTCCGAGAAGTTGTGCTTGCTTGACGGCGAGCTGGTGTGTGAATCCAAGGGAGACAACTCCTGGACGTACTACGCGTACGATGCCATCGTGGTGAACGGTTCGAACTGCTCCAAGAAGCCGTTGGACGTGCGGCACCGGTACATGTCCTCCTTTGTGGCGAGCGTCACCGACCCCCCGTTCGCCGTCAAAGCCAAACGGTTCTGGAGCCTCGGCGACCTGCCGAAGATGATGGAGTCCTTCGCCGAGAGCCCCCTGGAGCATGAGAGCGATGGGCTGATTTTCACGCCGCAGCGCCTCGCGGTTGGGACCGGCACGCAGATGTCGCTGGTCAAGTGGAAGCCGCATCACACCTTTGATTTCAAGGTGCAGGTCAAGAGGGGCGCCAACAACAAGACGCGCTACGACTTGTATTCGACGGACCGCGGGAAGATAGTCAAGCACTCCAGCATCAACGAGAGGACACGCGCTGGGCGGATGTTCCACGACAAGTATACCCGACTGACACACAGCCCGGTGGCCATCGTGGAGTGCGAATGGAACGTCCCTGGGGGCTTCTACGAGCCGCTTTTGGAGCGTGTCGACAAAACCTACCCCAACAGTGTGCGAACGGTGGAAAAGACGCATTTGAACATCCGCGAGAACGTCACCCTTGAGGAGCTCGTCGACTTATCGAAATGTCTAAAGTGACCCGAAAAAAATATTACCGACTACTAAAAATGAAGTATCTCAAGTGTGCCCTGATTATCTATATCGCGTTCCTAATCGTGTCGGTCTGTCGCAAGAAGCGCACGGAGAACTTCTCCCACGCCGCCCTTGGAACCGCTGAGCTGCCCATCGAGGACGCCGACCTCGCCGAAAAAGCCCTGCTTGTGCCGACGCCTGGTCAAACTATTACCCCAGCGTACGACGTTTCCAACGAGATTGGCGGCACCGGCGATCTTGAGCTTGAGCCCATCCCAGACGTCGCAGAGCAGTTGGGCGAGGCACTGAGCAAGCACCCAGCCCCAGCCCCAGCAGTGTCGTCACCCGAGCAGCTGCGCAAGGCGCGCCAGGCACGTCTAACGGGCTGGATCGACAACGAGACCACCCCGGCGCCAATGGTGTCATCTTCGGTCCCGGTGCCGGCCTCCAGTGCGGAGAGTGTCACTGCCGACACCGTTCAGCGGGTGCAGATGCGCAACGACTGGGACGACACCCAATTCGCCACCAAGACCACACCGGCACCAATGGTGTCATCTTCGGTCCCGGTGCCGGCCGCCAGTGCGGAGAGTGTCACAGCCGACATGGAGGCGCGGATGCAGATGCGCAACGATTACGACGCGATCTAAACGACTAGAAAGAAACATGACTTCAGCTACAACTTTAGCTTTAGTCATTCATCTCTGTTGGGTTTGCTTAGAGGACTGGGCCAACGAAGCGGTTGACGCCTGGGTACCCAGCCATCGACGAGTAGCCACCAACACCGGCGCCTCTCGTGTAGCCCTTGCCGAAGCTGCTGTACATGTTGTACGACCGGTAGGGGCGCTCGTACCCCGAAGTGGCCGGGCGCGAACGTCTTTTAGGCGACGCCTTCTTCTTGGGCGACGACTTGGACTTGGACTTGGACGAGGACTTTTTCTTCTTCAGGGCGGCCTTCTTCTTCTTGGCGGCGGCCTCTTTCTTCTTCTTCTTGGCGGCAGCGGCGGCGTCGGCTGCCTTCTTCTTCTTCTTCGCTTCCTTGCGCTTCTTCTCCTTGTCCTGAGCCTTCTTGGTCTTGGTGGCGCTCTTTGGGCTTTTCCCCCCGAAAGCGGTAGTGGGCCCCATGACAAGGCGCGCAGGCTGAGAGCTGCGAGAGGCGTACGGCTGGACGCCCGTGGCACCCGACGCGCCAGAGAGCACCCCTGGGGAGCCGTTAGAATACATCACCCGGCCGAAGCGGGAACGTGGCGACTTGCGCGCAGTGGGTGACGCCTTGATGTACGACTTGTAGGAGGTGCCATCCTTGCGTTTGCGGACGCAGTACTTGGCGCCGGTGGAGGACTTCATCACCATGCGACGGGCGCCGCCGATAGTGCGCATACCCACCTTGGTGGCGCTTTTCTTCTTCTTGGGAGCGGTGGCGCTTTTCTTCTTCGTAGACTTAGCCTTGGTTGCCTTCCGTTTCGAGGAGAACCCGAAGAGTTGTCTGAATTCCTGGCGAGAGAGCATTAGTTATTGATGGGGGCGTATATTTTTATTTTGCTCAATTCCGGGCATGATATTCGGCCCTGGAGGCATCGGCTTTGTTCAACCACTTCTGGATGTCCCTCGATTGAAAGCCTTTGTCGCGCAAGAAGTTGCGCAGACCCTCCTTGTCCAATTCGAGGAGGGCCGTGCTCCCAACCTCCTGATGGCCCGCTTTGAAGATGTCTCGTGCCTTGCTAAACCGGAAACTCGGCGCTCTGAGGGCGTCATTCTGCTTGGCCGCCTCCTCGATGGACTTGTGCTTTGCGATGAGCTTGAAGGCACTCACCGGACCAATCCGAGGGACTGTGTCGCAGAAATCGCAGCCCGAGAGGATGCACATGTCGACAAAGGACGCGTACGATAGCCCGGTGCCTTCCAGGACCGCGTCAAGCGAAAACACGTCCACACCTCCTTTCTTCAGTTTCAGCTTGGTCAGCTTGATGACCTTCAGGGCGCCAAACGGGAACGCGTCGCTGTCGTCGGTGACGCAGTAATCGACGATCCCACTCCGTTGCATGAAGGCGCAGGTCTGCTCCGCCTCGCCAGGTGAGTACACAACAGGTATTCCTAGGACGCGCAGCAGCTCCGCCACGTCCGCCTTTTGTTCTTCCGTCACCTTGACTATCTGGTTTCTGTAGTGCGCGATGCTGCGGGTGCATTCATCTATTTCCGATTCCAGTGTCAGCGTCGGCAGCAGGGCCTCCAGCGCCTCTACTTTCACGTACAGCTTCCTTTTGTCCTCCTTCCGTTTCTTGAGAGTGCTCAGCTTTTCATCTGGTGGCACCCCGTCGAACACGAACACAGGGAGGATGCCTCCATGCAACAAGCTCGTGATTCTGTTCAAAAACCCAATGGTGTGGGCGTTCTCGTGGCTTTTAGACGCATGGCTAAATTTGTACATCAAGATGCTTGAATCGATGGCAAACTTTTTACCCACCAAGTCGTCATCTGGCACTTTTTGTATGGCTCCGGGCGCTCTCTTGCTGATAAGGCTCGTTAAACCGCGGATACCCATCTTGCTATTATATATACTGCACTTTATCCTTAACATATTTGAACGCCGGTGTGCTTAGTCGGAGTCGGTGTCCAAAAGGCATCCTTGGTTCTTTTGAAGCTCCTCCTTGGCTTGGCGCTGGAGGTCCTTCTCAATCGCCTTGTCACACGCCGCTTTTATCTTGGCGTATTTTTCGTGTGTCTCGATGCCGTTGGTCCTGTACAGCTCCACTTGCTGCCAGAACCCCTTGAAGTGCCCGTAGTTCGCGTTGAGCCAATCGTGGTCAATGTGGATGCGCGTGATGAACAGCTCTTGCGTCTGGGGGAGGTACTCGATGAAGTCGGCTTTCTTCAGCCCACATATGAGCATGTTGAGCTGCACTTGGGGCAGGTAGTGCTCGGGGCAGTGCCCCTGCTTCGGTTTCCGCCGGAAGGGGCACTTGACCTCAATGAGGATGGGCTCGGAGTCATCGTCGCCGTCCACGGGCAGCGCTATGCCGTCGGGGCTGCCCGCAAGGAAGTTCAGTTCGGGATCCGGTTCGTCCCTGGGCACCAGCGCGTACGGGATGAGGCCAAACTCGTGGTTGACCATCCCCATGACACTGCAGTATCGCTCGATCGCTTCGTCCTCATACTTCTCGCCGTGGCGCGTCGCGATGTTGCCTGTGAACGGCTTGGCAACGCCGCACTTTTTGAAGACCAGCTCGTCGTAGCTCGAGTACGGATTCGTGCCTAGCGCACTGGCCGCGTCGCTACTGGTAAGGAATCCTTTCCGCTGGTCCAGCCATTCCTGGGACTTCTGCTTGTGCTGCGGGATATTGTTGATAGATTCAATCACGGGATGCATGGCGTTTGGGGGTATTGCTTGTTCGTGTTGGTTGTAGTCTAAATGGGGGCGTGTCCTTAATTCGTTCAATCGTATTAAAATCAAAGCGGTGCTATACACAAAACAGAACATAATGCCGTCCACCACCAACGTTTCACAGAAGCAATTCGACGCCCTCTGCCTGAGGGTCGCGGCACTGGAGAAAACCATCGCCACCATGACGCTGACTTCATTGAAAGACGTCTCGACGAAGGGCGCCACCGACAACGCAGTGCTAGGCTTCGACGCGGCCTCGCAAAAGTGGACCGTTATGAACGAAGAATAAGCAACGCAACGGCTGTATTACATTACAGCTAACACCCGGGTTGATCGACCCACGTGTTAACTATAACAGACTGTTTTCACTTTTTGCTTTAAAATCCAAGCTTAAGAATACGCTGCATAACCAACCAAGGCGCATTGAATATATACACACAACATGACCTCCAACATGCTCAGCTCGGACATCCCCATCAACCCCAATTGCTCGATGTACTACTTCTGGGAGACGGACTACGGCAGGAGCCTCTCTGGGGGCTCGGCCTGGTCGACGTATTGGGTGCACTCCGACGTCAAGGATGACCCTACCGACTACAACAGGCACATGAAGTGGAAGTACGACGGTCCAGCGGTGCCCAAGACCACCTCCAAGGACACCCTGCTGCTGCTAGATGAGGTGATACCGATTACCACCCTGGCAATCTTCGATGGCTGGAAGCGGATGACCAAAGGTCCCAAGATTCCCAGCAACGTCACCAAGAACCTGGTTCGCGACCTGCTCTCCGGAGAACCTGGTCTAGCCAGTGTGGCGGTATTCAGCTCGTGGAAATACTTTGCCCACCCTTCGAAGGTCCCGAACACCCTCCGTGAGCGCATGAAGAGCAAGAGATTCCTGCGCACGGTGCTGAAAGCGTGGAAACTGTGGATTGTAAAGAGACTCCTCAGGAAGGAAAAGAAGCTTAAGAAGAAATCGGTCTAATAAGTACAGCAAAATAAGTATCAAACGTTTTATTCAACACCTAAATGTCAAACTTTGGCGTCAGGGACCTGACGGCGGCGCTTAAGGCGTTTCGCACCGCCCAGGCCAGTGCTGACGGAATCCCTCCGTATCGCGTCTTCACCAACAAAGAACTCGAGGCCATCGTCAAGGCCCGCCCGACCTCCGTCGC